TTTCAAGGAATTGAGAGTCATCCGGGTTTATAGTCACCGGGTGCATTTTCATACCCTCTTCCAGAAGCATAATCCTATGAGATTTTCCAAGGCCACTGTAAGTTTCTGCCATACTATTAGATAGATTTGTATGTGCCTGTGGTGACAATGTTTTTGGATGCTCAAGGATAACGCCCGGGTGTGTCCCGCTCCCAAAGTACCTGGCTCCGAACTCTTCGGTTGCAAGGCCAAGCCCTATGGACTCCCGGATATATGCAATTGGATTAACACCCATATACCCATTTAAAGTCATCCCCCGAAGGTGCATTATCTCAGTCCCTGGGATATTCATCACGGTTCCATCAGGAAAGATACATTTGTAAGTCAGAGATTTATCGCTATTTTGAACCACTTCTTGAACAATATCAGGCCCAAATGGGATTAATTCTTTTAACCTCCCCCACCGACTCCCTCCGTTATTTTTCAAGGCATAAAAGTTTCCACGGAGTGCAAGATGGTTTATGGCCATCCCCCAAAACTCTGGAGCTGTCATCCATTCGTTAGGTAAGTCGTGCAATATAGAATAAAGGCTGAAGTCTTCTGCGATGGTTCTTATTTTTCCGGTTTTTTCCATCATGTGACAGGGTAGCATGCCTATTACCCTGGAAAGGACGTTCACACACGAATAGACGGTTGCCTGCCTCATTGCTGAATCATTAGAAACCGACGTGCCTGAAGATGTAGATCCACCACCGAGGTGATCTCTCAGTATTTGTTCAAGATTATTACTCATGGCTTTTGGCCGCGCCATACGGGAAACAAGACCCATTATTTTTTATCCCCCATAATGTACCCTGAAACCATCAAAAGCGATCCACATACTGAAAATGCAATCCATGGTTCTCTCAACCAAAGGCCATAACCGAGCAATGACAGTCCACCTATGAATAAAATATCTCTAATATCTATTATTTTCAAAATGTTAGAATCCCCCGATCTTCATATGCTGATGCACTCTCGCCGGTGTCATACATAGCCCTGGCCATGGCGTTAATCGTTGCCACTGCGCCATCAATTTTGTTATTGCTGTTTTTCGATTCCTTTCTCGGGAATATGTTGTCTTTCATATCCGGCTCACAAAAAACATTTTGAAACATCCATGTGGTTACTTCGTTGCCATCGTGGTGTAGCCTGCCTTCCATTATCAGCACCTCAAGTTCCTTCATTGGCTCTGACAAGCTGGCCGCTGTTTGGGGTATTTCCACGTAGGAGATTCCCTCGTTTAGCAGGTTTGTCCCGAGTTGCTGAGCATTCCATGGGTCGCTGGCCACATCTCCGCCGGCGTTTTCCTCCCCGGTGATGTCAAACCGTTTAGCGTCAAGTTTAATCTCTTCCTGAATCTCTTCAATGTCAATTCTGGCACCGGCGTGGGTTTTAATGTGGCCCATGTGCGCCCACCCTGCGTAATGCGCTTTATCTTCGCCCTCTATGTTTTCCGATGGCGTGTAATGCGTTGAAAACAGGTAATAATGTGTTTTCGTTTCGCCATCTGGGGTTTTCACGAATAGACGCATTTTTGAGGCTATGTCTTTTTTTGATGCAAGGTCAAGGCCGACGTAGCAGGGGGATTCGTTGAAATCGTTTAGGTTCATTTCTGTATCACGGCAATTTTCCCAGTTTATGGAGTTTATCCATGCTGAGCCTGAAGAACTCCACATATTGAGATGCTTGCATTTCATGATGTTCTGTTTGCGAGGGTTCTGTATTGCTGTTTTAAGTTCTGATTTTAAATAATCTTCAAAAACGGATATCCCATAATTTGGGTTTGCTTTTTTCCAGGAGTTTAAATCTGTCCATGGGTCGTCTTTGTCAATTGTGTAGATCATCCCAAAAATATCATCATTTACAATTAGGCCGGATAGGATTTTCTCAACTTGCTTTCTCTTTTCAAAACAGGGGTTGCTTGTGTTTGTCCCTGCTGTAGTGATTACCACCATCATCGGTTGCTGCCTGGCACCCATTCCGGTTTTGCCGGTATCGAAAGATTCATCTGTTTTACTTTCGTGATATTCATCTAACACGTAACAATGCGGAGACGCGCCATCACCAGGTTTTCCCACAACGGTTTCAAAGCGCGATCCTGTTGACATCGAGTAAATGTTTCCGGGGTTTTTTACTGTCCCGCCGAGTGAAATATCAAAGGCTTGCTGGTATTTTGGTAGAGCCGCTGTCATATTCCATGCTGGCCTGAATACTTCATACGCCTGTTGTTCTGTGGTGGCTGCTGAAAAGACTTCTGACGAAAGCTCACCATCTGCTGAAAACATATAATTGCCTATGATAGCGCCGCATGTTGATTTTGAATTTTTACGAGGTATTTCGGCATAAATTTCGCGGAACCTTCTGAAACCATCTTTTTTTCGTACCCATCCGAATGGCACCCCGAGTAAAAAACACTGCCAAGGTTCGAGGACAATTAAAGACCCCTTCCATTTGCCTTTGGTATGGGGCATCAATTCTGCAAAGTTCAATATGCTTTCTGATTTTGCCTTATCGAATTTATACGGGCAGGATGGTTTCAATTGATTTTTTAGATCGGTTAAGTGTCTCTGGCAGGCATTGACAATGTGGATACACGCCGGAACCTTGCCAGATATCACCTGTCTGGCGTATAGATTACACTTATTTGTCAATGGATATAACGCCATTAATTTTCCCCAATAAAAAAAGCCGGAAGCCCCCATATTGCTATGGAAACCCCCGGTATCGATTTTTTTCGATACCGTATTATATTATGATAAAAAAATTACCAAATATTAATACCGTACCGTGTTATTTGTGAAATTGCAAGTCAATGTCAATTATTTATTAGCAATTTTTGAGAACGGGTTCTCGTTTTTACTTTCCGATTTCTGGCCGGACACCTTGCTCCTGGCCGCCGGGCTCATGCCAAATTCAGTGAGGTATTTATGGATCTGAGCATGGCATCGGTTTATAATCCACATCGCCGGCGATAGCTGGACACTGCCGGTTTTTGTCTTGTAAAGCTCCCCGTTTTTGGCCACTATCGCTTCATATTTAACCATTCTGGCATATGACTGGGCGTAAAGCGCAAGCATGGTTCCGTCAATTTCAGTGAGTAGCCCCAGGGCTGAGAGAACTTTGGTGACTCTGTACCATTCTTTCAACGCCTCATCGTTTAGAAAATCCGGTGCTGACGGTATTTTGAGTTCCGGCTCCGGCTCGTTTGGGTTAATCCTGCTTTTTCTTTGAGTTCCCTTCAAGACTTTTAGGTTTGTGGGTTTTCTGGGCCTGCCTGCCATTTTATTTCCCTCCTTTTTTATGTTTTTCGTCAAGGATGGCGGGAATTGCATTGTTCCATGATATTGAGTGGTGGAGCCGTTTGTGATTTCTCCCCATCATCCTTATTTTAACACATGATGGGTTAAACAGTATTGCATAAAAACTTTTAATATACGTTCCACTGTCCATATATATATCGGTCATTCCCCCGCCGTTACTCTGTGTGGCTTTTTGGTTTAATATTATTTTTGGAATAGACATAAATATTTTCCCCATAGACCCGCTATTTAGAAAGGTATTTACATCTTCATTTATCCTACCAATAAAATTTATTGGCTTATTTGCTGAGCAGAAAAAGCTGTTCATTGCTTTTCTTTTTCTAAATGGATAATGATTGTTTTTTAAATGAGTGTTATCTCCACCGCCTATCAAATCACCACCTTGCAAGAAGGCTATTGCTTCAACATCGCAAGAGTCAAAATATTTAATAAAAGAGTCAAAAATTATGTCAATTTTTTTTATTTCCTTCCGTTTAAATTCCTTCTCACAATTATACATATAGAAAAATACGGTATAATCATCATCAAGCTGAATAAAATGCTTAATGCCAAGTTCTTTGGCTATATCAAAACAAGCATTACGGGCATAGACAATAGATCTGCGATCATCAAAGTTATCACCTTCATCAAATGTTTCAGCAACCGCTTTTTTATCAAACATGATCACTTTATCACCGAATACATCAAAATATCTTTCCGCTGCGTTGTCTTCATTGTCAATTACAATATAAATCTTCCCTGTGTATCCTGACTTCAAAAGAGTGCTATATGTTATAACATTGTCCGGTCTGCCATGAGTTAGAATAAAAGCACAAAAATCATCATTCATTATCTGGGTAATCCTCAAGATATTGAGCAGCAATTTCTTCTGACAACTTCACATATCCGTTTTGAAGTGCCTTTTTAAAGTCAATAATGACAAGAGCCGACTTTTCCATAATATCTTGAATATGCTTATCTGAATTTGCATAATAGTCGGCAATCTTCTGGTAATTAAAAACGGTGTGGCGATTTGCTGCTGCGATTAAAAAAACTTTTTCCTCCTCTGATATATCTTCCGAATCTCTTATTTCTTTTTCAAGGGTATCACTTTTTTCTGAATTGAAAAGTTCATGTATTGGCGGTTTCTCATTTTTGGGTTCATAAATTGGGGCTGTAATTTTTTTTGTGTATTCGTCGTCATCGTCCATATCCCCTTCAAATTCATGGACATCAATATCAAACCCAGTTAGCGCCACGTCAAAACCATCTGCCGTTAGGACCCCAAGTTCTATGGCCAACATCTCTTCATCCCACTCCGCTAACTCTGAACTTTTATTTATTGAAATTCTCAAACCGCGAATTTGTGTATCAGACAAATCATCAGCCAAAACAACCGGAATTTCTTTGATGCCAAGTTTTTTTGCTGCCTTTAGCCTTAGATGTCCATCAACCACCAACCCATCTGATTTGGCTATTACCGGCACCCGGAATCCGTATTCCTCGATGAATGCCGCCATGTTATCCACAACATGATCATTTTTTCGGGGATTACTGGCGTAAAAAACTAATTTATCAATGGGCCAAGTTTCTATTTCCATACACT